ACGCCCTGCTCGATGGCGACGTTCCCCAGGTGGACCTTCTCCTGGTAGGCCGCGCCCCACTCCTTGTGGAGACCGTCCTGAAGTCCCTGCATGGCGGCCTCGCGTTCGGCCTTCTGGGTCTTGAGACCCGCAACCAGCGCCTCGGTATTGAAGGCAAAGAGGGCATCGCTCTGCTTCTTCGAGAGGCCGATCTTATGGAAAAGTTCCTGAGCCTTCTCGGCGAGCGGTGCGTTGTAGAACTCCTCCGGCACTTCTGCCGGGCGCTTCAGTCCGTAGTCCTTGGCGGTTTCCGGGCGGCCTGCCGCCTTCCAAAACTCCTCCCACTCGCCCGCGCTTGAAGTCTCGCCGGGGATGGCCACTTTGTTCTTGCCGACCATGCGCTGAGCGTTGACGTAACTCTTGGCGAGATTCTGCACGTCCTTGAACGTGGCCAGAGACGGTTCGCCGCGAATGTCCTCCGGCAGGGCCTCGCGCCACTTCTCGGTGAACTTGCCGTCCGGGCCGATCACAGCAGGCGGGACCGTTTGCGATGCCGCGGCCGCCGTCGTGGTTGTCGGGTCCGGGTCCGTCTCGGTCATTGTCGTGTTCTCAGGCATTCGGTTTCCTTTCAATGTTCGGGTCCACGGCCATCATCCGGCGAATGTGAAGCATCACAAAGCGCTTGCCCTCGTTGAAGGCGCTCCCGGTCGGGTCATTCTGGACGAACGTCACCTTGTTCTCAAAACCGATGTCGCTGAGAGACGCCAGCACCCGCTCGCCATGCGGGCCGGTGAACGTTTGCCTGAAATCCATCACGAGTTGCTTGAACTGGTCGGGCGTCATCTTGACCTTCCGCTCAGGACGCGCTTGCGCTTCGGGAGTTTCTTCCCCTTGGCCTCATGCAAATGCGACCGCAATTCCGCTGTGGTGATTCCCTTCATCCCGCCCCACTTGCTTCCCTGTCGCCGTCGCCTGAGCGTCGCGCCGAAAAAACCGCGCTGGGCCTCGGTCGTGATTGGTGTGTGCTTCCGTTTGCTGCAACACGCACCTGGCACGGGTTACTCCTTCCCTGCCCCGACCAACTCGGCCGCCGGGCTGCCTTCCTCCGGCGCCTTCGTCGCCCCCGGATACGCCTTGCCCGCGACCTCGACCGCCTGGAGCGCCGCTTGGGCCGCGGTCGCCTTCTGCCGGGCCTCGCGCTTGGTGGCGACTTCCTCCTCCGTCGAAACATCTTCGATGTTCACGCCGCTCGTCTCGGCCAGGCGCCGAACCCCGCGATCCACGCCAACAAGGTCCAGGGCGTCGGGGAAGACCGCCCCCATGTTCGCCACGACGCTGACCCACTGGATGAAACCCTTGGCCTGCTGGTTGCGCAGGGCAAGGCCCAGTTCGCCAAGGTACTCGATGCCGAAGACGCCGGCCAGTTCATCGGGCGGATAGGGAAGGCGGTCGTTACGAATCAGGAGCCACACTGAGCGCTCTATGGTCGGTGTGAGTAACTCTGACTCGATGCGAGAGACCGGCATGGCCAGTCTGCGCAGACCCTCCCGTATCCGCTCGATGATCTCGGTCGTCGTGCGCCTGTCGCCGGTGAGGGTGCTGAGTTGTCCGAAGATGTCGCGGTAGAACGCCTTGTGAATCAGGTCGCGCTGAAGTTCTAGCATCTCCTTGGTGATGGGGAAGTTGCCCATCACGCCCGCGTCCAGGGCCTTGATGGTGTTGCCGACCTCGGCGACGTAGTTGACGGCCCCCGGCGTCACGTTCACCCGGCCCTCGTGGTTCAGCGCCACCTCGCGCGGGGGGTTCACCCAACGGTTGCCGCAGTCTACGAAGGCGCGCATGATGGCCTGCAAGACCTTGACGGCCGAGAGGATTTCGGTGCCCTGCCCTCGGCCGTACTTTTCGCTGGACCCCTTCATCCAGCGCGCGACGGCAAACGGGAATCGCTCGAACCCGCCCTCGTCCACGATGGTCTTGCCTGCGACATCGACGTAGATGGATTCCCACGGCCAATTCTTCGAGTCGGTCAGGCGCGGGTTCCGCTCTTTCCGGGGCCCGACGAGTTGGATGAACTCAAACGGCTTCGAGGCAGTCTTCGCGTCCTTCGCGGCTTCCTTCACCTTCTCCGAAACCTTGTCCTCGCCGAACTCCTGAACCGCCTGCCGGGCCGTGAAGGTGAACGTGAGGATGACGGTATCGACGTTCAGGTGCTTGTCTTCGAGAATCTGGTAGGACGAGATCGGATAGTCCTTGTAGTTCAACTGGCCGTTCGTCGCGTCCCATTCCGTGTAGAGGTTGCAGGTGCCGAAGACGGCCAGGCCCCGCAGGGACTCGTTCCACTGAAGCATGAAGTTCGACTCGAACATCTCCTGATGCGTCACTTCGGTCGCCATCGACAGGTAGCGCCGGATGTAGTCATTCGATTCGAGGCGCTTGTCCTTGCACTTCAGGCCGAAGAACTCCTGGCCGGACGGGATCAAGGCGCTCGACAGGCCCGACGCCATCTCCTGCGAGTCCATGATGGCCGTGGGGTCGTAGACCTTCCGCGACTTGTCCTCCCCGGCCGAGTGGATGTCGGTGATGTCGTTCTCGCGCGGGAAAACGTAGTCGGCGGTCTCTTGCCAGAGCGTGCGGAAGTTGGACTGGGCGGCCAGTTCCCTGTCGCGTAGCGCGATGATTTCCAGGGCCGTGTACGTGGTCAGTCTCCCAAGAGGGACTTGCCGCCAAGGGTCGGGGCCAGTTCCCCGGTCAGGACTGTCCGGGCGAACCCGCGCCTGCGCTTGGCCAGTTTCGCCTGCCAGTCGCCGGGTTCAGGCCCCATTTCACGAATCGAAGGGGGTTCCGGCACGGCAGGCAGGGACGGCATTTTGACGGATTTCGACTTCGGAAAGAGAAACGCCATAGGGGTTTCCTCCTATGGCGGGGCTACTCTAAAGCGTCGATTTGTATCTGTCAAGAAGAAAATTGCGGAATTTTACGCAGTGGTGCGGATTTTCACGCACCTCAGTTGCGATTTTGCAACGCCCCGTTGTGCGCCCAGTAGTCCACCAAGACGGGCCACAAGAGCCAGGCGATGATGGCGGCGATGAGAAGTATGAGGGTCGCCTGCAAGACAGGCCGGAAAAACTGCCAGAGAGATTTCATGGTTGCCCCCTTCAGATCACCGCGTAGTCCGAAATCACCTTGTCCGACCGTTCCCTGCCACCGCCCACGGCTATCCTCGCGCCGCTCGCGGCCAGAAGAAAGTACGTCAGGGCATGGCGGTAATGGTCGCCGCCGGTGCCGAGACTCCTGTACCGATAGATGCTCGTCCCGCTTCGCTTGTTCGTCTCAAGCACCTTCGCGCAGTTGCAGCACTGGCGGGCGAACTCGTCAACCTCGCGCCCCTGCCGTGGAATGATGAGGGACTTCTGGGCTATGACCCTGTGGCTGGCATCAAGGGCCTCGGTGCGGTTCGCCCGCACAATGCCGGTGTCGGGGTTGAACTGCGTCCCCAACACGGAGAGTTCGGAATACTCGCTGAGGAAAATCCTGTACGGCTCGGCCCGCTGAAACTCCCTCGCCTCGTCTTCGTATGGCCTCGCGTCGATGACCGCCGATTTGACGTTGAAGCGCTTGGCCAGGTCGTGAATGTCGGTGAAGGATTCGACGCGGGCAAGGTGGACGATGCGGTATCGTTCAAGGTCCGTGCGGACCCCGATGACGACGTGCTTCACCTTCCCCACGTCCACGCCCATCGCGCACTGGCCGGGATGCTGTGATAGCATCAAGTCCTGGCCGCAGCACGCCATGACGACGTTGACCGCCAACTTGTCCTCGGCGGCGACGTAGGGGAGGCCCAGCCTCAGCCGGTACACGTCGGCCAGGTTGTGTTGCGGCGGGTTCTCGAAGTCGTCCAGCACGTCGGCCGGGTCGTTGAAGGCGCTCGACAACTGGCTCCACCTGTACCCCGTCATGTCCCGCGAGTTCTTGGATTCCGCCGGCACCCACTCGCACTTCCCCTGGATCGTGACTTCCCGACCGCAGTGGTCACAGGCGACGTACCCTGTCTGCTTGGTCGTCAACTTGACGCACTTGGGGAACGAGAGTTCCGCACAGGTCCACTTGCCGCACGCCTCGCACAGGCGCCAAAGGTGCCGCTGGTCGCTCATCTGCCACACCTTGTCGATGCCGTAGTCCGGCAGGGTCGGGTTCGAGATGTAGATTTCCTCTTTGACGCTGCTCGCGCCCATGCGGCCCTTGGCCTTGGCGATCACGTCCTCGTCCATGAGGTCCAGTTCGTCGAACACAACCCGGTCCACGGAGATGCCCCGGAGTTTGGTGGACTCCTTCTCGCCGTCCCCTACCCCGATCTGCTGCGTCAGGCGCGTGCCGCGGAGATAGAGAAAGGACTTGCCGATCTTCTTGAGGCTGGCCGTGTCGGTCCCCTTCCCGCCCGTCTTCACGAACCGGCCGATGGCCTGCCGATTCGCCTCGATCAGAGGGTTGAACCTGGCCTTCGAGAACTCGCTCACGTCGTCGGCCGTGGGAAAGAGGTACAGGACGCCCTGCCGATACCGGCCGTAGATCAGGCCGTGCAGGGACTTGAGGATCTCCGTCTCCGAGACGCCCCCTTGAGTGGCCTTCATGTAGCACATGGCCCGCGACTGAAGAGGCTCCCGCTTCGCGTCCATGCCCGTCATCCACTCCCGCTGATAGCCATGATCCCGAAACGAGAACTCCCCGGATTGAAGCCTGAGCCGGTTCAGGACGGCCCAGTACCCGGCGTCGAGGGCGGCAAGATCGGCAGGAGTGAACTTCGTCATGTCGGCGCCTTGTCAGTCTCCTATCCCCAGAGTGCCCACAGGGCCACTCCCTGTCAAGACGAAAATCCAGACTGGACACGCGTGAGAATAGTAACCCCTACCCCTTGTGCCCAGAAGCCCCGCCAACCACAAAAAAACCAGAATTCTCTTGACAAACACAATCTTGCCGCGCATCTATCCTATGCCGTACACCATCTGGGCGCTCCGCGTCAACGGACCCCGTTTCTTGTGCATCCAGCCGGTCAAGCAACTTCAGAAACCGCTCAGCCCTT